AGATTTCGGAGCCACCGTCACCGTGAATGGCATTAACTCCAAAAAATCTGGATCAAAATTTGGGCTGACAGCCATCAGTTATAATCCATCATTCCAAGTTTAAACGAAGGTTTGACCCAATTGGTGTTATCCGTCAATGTATCTTTTTCAGATTGCCAGACCCCACCAGCTGAAGGAATCCCAGGCACATTCTTCTTCAACAATTCTTCTGCCAGCCGTAAATAATGTCGATGACGTTGGGCAGCAAGGAGTTTTAAGTCGCCCATCTCCTTATCTACCCGCCGAGCATAGTGGGCGACTAAGGCCAAGGCACAACGATATGCTGCTACATAAATGGTCTGTTCGTTGTCGATGAAGAAATTGATTTCTTCATCAGTCATTTGTTGATCCGAGGTTTCTGTGTCTCCGATCAACAAACGGACCTTGGCTAAATCCGTTCCGATAGACGTGGCATCATAAGTCCAAGTCATCGACGTTCTCTACTAGAAACCAGACGCATGGACACGGTATCCCACTTTAACAAGCAAATCATTCGCAGAATTCCCGCCGCCAAATTCACCGTTACCAGAACCGTGAATAACCAACGGCTGATTCACACACTGGGCATCGGTAGCAATGGCATTAATTTTCGCTGAAATAGTGGTTGCCATTTCATCGGCTTGATCAATAAATCCAGTGCATTCTATGTCATCACAGACAACAAGTCCAGACCCATCGACGTATCTGAAAATCAAGTTGTCTGCTGATTCTGTATACGCACCTGCCGCTGCATCCAGAAATAGCATCCCACTGACAAATTCAATTACTGTCCCTGCACCCTGGGCAGGAACAAGGGTAATTGGAGATGCTCGTACTGTCAAAATCTGAGCATTCGTCAATGTGACGGACGCGATATTCAGATTATCGCTGCTCATACGACCAACGATAAAATTACCTTTATTTTTTCCTTGCACTCCCATGAACGTTACCTCCGCTTCTTGGCGGTTGACTTTCTCTTACGGTTTAGAGAAGTGGACCGCCGTGGAGACGGAGATTCTTCGGATTCAGAGGCTGAAGAAATCTCTTCCTCGGAGGCGATCCTTATGAAACGTTGTGAGATCAGTTGGTCCCTCCGGCGAATGGGCCAATCACCAGTATTGATTAACCAATTACTCTGATAATCGACACCATTCCCGCTGAACGGTTTCTGAACCACGCAATGCATAGATAGCTCCTCGTTTACGCAACAGCTGCGCTAATGAAATATCCCAAATCAGTCGCAACAATTTTATTGTCAAATGCTACTTCACCTTCAATACGGGTGGCTTTCTTCAATGGCATATCGATACTGGAAATACCAACATCCTCACCCAATGAACCGGAGACCCCGTTCCACGCAAAAGTATAACCAGCGCTAGGAGCCAACAACCCTGGGTTGGGATTAACGTAACCAATCCATGCCGACTTACCGAAGTTAAACGAATAAGCTGCAGTGGCGTCTTCATCATTCGTCGCATAGATAGAACTAGCAACGACGAAGTTATCGATTTCCAACATACGAGCCACCATGCCCGGTGTCATGTTGTCAGAAGACGTATACTTAATCTGCTCACGGAAATCGGGATGATTCTTCAATTGACGCCACACCTGCCAACCGACAACCATCGTATTAGATGCAAATCCCGTGACGCCGAGAATGGCTTCCTTCGCAGTATCCACATCATCACGCGGATCGCTGTTGACGAAATCACTCCATTGATCTGTTCCAGAGAGCGTGCGATCCGTTCCCCACACACCTGTCGTAAAGGCATCGGACACAAACTTTCTCTCCTGCCGAAGCAACAACCGCTGGGTTACAAACTCTGTGGCTTCGCTGTCCAAATTAATCGGATTGTCAGCATTGTTACGAGTCTGATCTCCAATATCCTTATGAAAACCATAGACATCGCATTGATACGAAGCGGTTGTTAGATTGTACCCGCTACCTGCCGACTCTGAAGAATCTCCCCGACGTTGAGCTTCATCTCTGAACCAATCGTTTTTTGTGTACGTAAAATACACATCAGACAACTTGTCCACCGGAATAATCGGAAAGATCTTTGTTGCAATATACTTTGACCGATCCTGAATATATGCTACGCTGATGTTAGTAAGTAGAGCATCAACATGCACACTACTTCTAGTTGGCTGACCCATCTTTTTTCCTCCCTACTTCAATTTGGTTATGATCGCGATCTTCGTCTACAATCTGACGAAGCCATCGTTCCCATCCTTTGATAAGACCCTTTGCCAAGCGTATGGACAGCGTATGTAATTCCAATGTTGCTTGGCGCATTATTCTACGCCGCTCGATGTGGATTCAAACAATTCACTGTCGCTGTAGCCAAAGCACCGGCTGCAGAACTAGACTCCAATACAACGCCCACCACATATTCGGTGGTATCGGTGCCAGGAACCTTTGCATCAGCTTGACCATCGCCCGATGTCCCGATCAAATCTCCAATAGACAATGCCGCATTGGAATTGACTTTGGAAATACCTGTCACCATGATAGTAGCTTCAGCACCACTGGCTGGTGCATTCTGTAAAATACCGATAGGAACATCGGTAGCCGCAGCACATGCAATGACAGTATCCGTCGTACTGAGCTTTACGTAGTAGTACTGGGATGAGCTCAAATCAGCACCAGCCACTCGTGTAAAAGTGAATCCTGGGATCGTCCATGCCATGATTAAATACTCCTTCGTTAACTACTGCTTAATGGTTTGGCGGTTCTCCTCAACATACTCTGCATATAGAGTTTCATGCGACTTTGAAATCTTTCGAATAGCTTGCGCTTTCGTGATTTTCTCGGTCTGCATCAACTCATTCGCCAGCGATTCAATCTTTTCATAAGTTGAACCTGCAAAATGAGTTACTTCACCTACCTCCGACGCCATCAGAGTTTCAATGGCTTTATTGCCAGCAGCCAATCGAACTTTAATGGAATCTTGTTCAGACACATTCAATTTCTCAATTGCGCCCAACATATCTGCTTTCTCTTCTGCGGTACCAGGAAGAGAAGGATACAGATGTTCAACTTTATCTTGAAGTTCTCTCTTCACCCGAGATTCCTTTTCAACCGCTGCCATCACTTCTGCAGCTTCGGCTTTCGCCACAGCTTCATCAGCTCTCTCGCGTGCAGCTGTAAGTTCAGCCTTTACTTCTTCTGGAAGAGAAGACATGATTTCATTAGAAATCTTGGGTGTCGAATCTTCAACGGTTTGGGTTTCAAGATCATGGATACGATCCTCCAAACCTTTGATATGATTTTGAGCTTCTTCATCAAGCGCCTTAATGTCAAATCCCACTTTACTAACCTCCTCATTGATGACCGGATTGACCGATTCGTTGCTCGACTCCGGTCCACTGACAAAGCGAGCAATAGTTTCATTTAATGTTTCAATCTTATCTACCATTCCTTTCAATAAAGCTGCTTTGGCTCCAAGAACTCGTCCTTCACCATACTGATCAATTACAGTATGTGTCGAAATGTTTCTCCCCCGAGAAACTGCTGACACAAAAGCATCATAACGTTCATCGACTCGTTCTTGTATGGAAGCATAAGCTTCCTCTGATAAAGGTTCAAGGGGGGAAGTATCAGCTTTAAACTTACCAGCTTTAATGACAGTGATGTCTCGTCCTTCTTTTTCTTTTATTTTAAAAATACTTTCATGGACTGCAATCACCCCGATACTTCCAACTTCACCGCTGGGAGTCACCACAAATTCATGCGCTTGTGATCCTAACCAATACGCAGCGCTGGCTGCCAATGAATTCGCAGATGCAACAATATGGACTTTATCTCGAGCCGCAAATATTTGATTTCCCAATTCCTCGACGCCAGCTGTTGACCCTCCCGGAGAATCAAAATCCAGAATGATCGTGCCAACATCTGGATTATCAGCAAGAGCCGTGAATTGATTTCCCAACGATTCTGTAGACACCCCTCCACTGATAGAATTCATCATATTCATACGATGAGCAATAGTGCCATGAATGGGCAATACAGCGACCTTCCCAGAATCAGAAACACCGCTACCAATTTGATCTAATACTTGAGCTTTCAACGGGGATTGACTTTTCGTCAATTCCGAAACTTTTTCTGGAGACAAATCAATACCTTCAACTTTCATTTGGATGAATTCAATCATCGCTTGAAATTTAGAAGGCATAATCGCCCACGATGAGTCACACATTGCTTGTACAATATGTTCGTATTTCATAATTTTCCCCAAGGCCGCTCTTTTCTGGCGACACTTGCTTTCTGTGTCACGCATCAATGCGCCACAAATTTTATCGCTCCCTGTTTTTCTGACACATGCAGCAAAATCTTTAAACTCACAGTTATGTCCAAAAGGCATCAGCCTGTCTATTCAATAGCCGATGATACAGAAATAGAAAATGTAAATGACGCATTATCGGTACTGGCATCTGTTACCACCCATTTCACCAGCCACAAATTCGATACCGGTCCTTGGTTCACCCCAACAGACAGTCCTGCATCGTTCGGAGTGTGGAGAGACGAGGTGGGTGCGCCTCGAAAATTCACAACTGCAATGTGTTTAACGGCTCCTCCATTACCAAGAACTTCTGTGAAATGGATAAAGTCATCATATGTGGTCCCACCATCAGGAGACGATTGAATATAGACATTGAGCTTATCTCCAACCTCAGTAGCTGCAGCAGTCACACTCAACAGAAATGTCCCTACATCCAAATCCGCTGGAGCACGAACACCTACACTGGCGGTG